CTCTAGGGATTTCTCCAAAAACAAGACAATGAATTGGGATTGGTATCCAAAAGAGATCACTACTGTAACTAAGGGGTTTCCCCAGAACAGAGATATAGCTAACTGGGTTCCAGGGTTAAAGACTGTTTTGACGGTTGAGAATCCCTATAACTTCTATTTAATCTCTCTTTGTAAGAAACTAGGCATAAAAACAATCGTCCAGTCTAATTACGAGTTCAATGAGAATATCTTCGCCAGACACCTACCAGTACCAGATTTGTTTTTAATGCCTTCTTATTGGATGATTGAAAAGATGAAAGAAGACTTTGGAGATGAAAATGTCCAGTATCTTCCTCCTCCAATTGACCCAGACGAGTTCTTGAGCATAAAGTTTACAAACATGAAGAGGTACAGACTAGCTCCAAGATTCTTACACATTGTCGGCACACTAGCCTTTGAGGATAGAAATGGGACTCTTGACCTTTTGAGAGCAGTAAAGATGTCTAAGGGAAAATATAAACTCATCATTCATTCTCAACACAAACTCCCGGCAGAGTACATGATTGATGACCCAAGAGTGGTTTACAGAATTAAAAATTTTAAGAAGAATGCTGACCTCTATAAAGGCTTTGATGGTCTTATTCTTCCTAGAAGATATGGAGGGCTCTCATTGACCACCAACGAGGCTTTAATGAGTGCTCTTCCAGTAATGATGACTAACATATCCCCTAACAATAAATTGTTGCCTTCAGAGTGGCTAGTTCCTGTCAGAAAGAAAAACTCTATTGAGGTTAGGGCTGTATTGGATTGTTACTCAGCCTATACTCATTCCTTAGCTAAAAAGATAGATTCTTGGGCTAAGAAGCTTCCTTCTAAAGAAAAGGCTTACAAACTTGGAATAGACAACTTTAGTCCAAAGGTTTTGAAAAAGGAGTATGTAAAAATTCTATGAGTGAAACAATAGAGATCTCCCCAAAGGAACAGAAGAAGTTTGAGAAGCTCCTGTTTGAAATGAAGCAGAAAGCTAAAGAAGACCCAGTATATTTTGTTGATACCTTCCTATATACCTTTGACCCTAAGAATGAACCATTCCACCATAGGTTTGTAACTTTCCCTTTTCAGAAGAGGCTAGTCAGAGACTTGGTTAAGGCTATTATGAATGGAGATGACATCTTCATTGAGAAGTGTCGTGAAATGGGAGCCACCTATACTGTACTGGCTGTTCTCATTTGGATGTGGTTATGGACTCCAGCCGCTAACTTTTTGATTGGTTCTCGTAAAGAAGACTATGTGGATAACCGTAGGGGTGGAGTTGTAGGTAACAAAGAAGAGTCTTTGTTCGGAAAGATTGACTACATGATGAGCAGACTTCCAGCCTTCATCTTACCAACAGGATACAATCCAGATAGGCATTTTAACTACATGTCTTTGGTTAATCCCGAGAATGGTAATGCTATCTCTGGTGAGTCTTCCAATCAGAACTTCTCTCGTGGTGGTCGCCAAAAGGCTATCATGCTTGACGAGTTTGCTTTCTGGGATAACGATACTGCCGCATGGGGCTCCACTGCTGATACCACCAACTGTCGTATTGTTTTGACCACGCCTGGAATTAAGCCTGGAAAAGCCAAGAGATTAAGGTTTGGTAAGGATGGGGAAAAGATTAAGGTAGTGACTCTCACTTATAACATGGACCCTCGTAAGACTAACAAGTGGCTTAAGGAGCAGAGGGAGAGGCGTAGCGTAGAAGACTTCAACAGAGAAATAATGATTAACTGGGAACTTTCTATTGCTGGGCGTGTCTATCCTGAGATTGTAAACACTGTCTATGGTAAATACCCATTCATTCCCGGGCAGGTTCTGTACTGTTCTGGAGATTATGGACTTGACGGAACTGTCTTCCTTTTTTGGCAAATTAACCCAGAGAATGGCAAACCACGCCTAATTGATGGATACCAGAATGAAGGACAGATTATCCAGTTCTATTTCCCTATTTTTGGCAAAGCACTAGATTCTAAGTTCACTTACTCAGATGAAGACCTTAAAGCCTTTAATGAAATTAGTCAGCTTCCTCCAGCTATCCACTTCGGAGATGCTGATGTAAGGAAGAAGTCTTTCATCAAGTCATCCTCTACCTTAAATGAATTGGCTAAGGTGGGTGTTCATGTTCAGTCTATTGGAAAGAATGATTTTTTAACTAGAAGAGATATTACCAAAGCCTGGTTGTCTAAAGGTGTTGAGGTCAACGCCAATCCAAGAACAGATTACATTCTTGAATGCTGGAAGATGTACCGCTATCCAGAGAGAGCAGAAAATTCACAAGCTACCACTCCAATTATTAAACCAATCCATGACTTTACTTCTCACCCAAGTACAGCTATGGAGTATTTTTTCTTAAATTTGGAGGCATTTCAGACAATGAAAACCGAGGCTCCTGCCTGGGCTAGTAAGGGTGGTAGAAGATTATTAAGCAGGAGAAGTATAAAAGGGAGACGATGATAGATTGGAAGCCTGTTAAGAACTATTGTATAAACATGGGAACGATTTACGACATTATTATTAAAAAGATATGGAAACATATTTAGAAAGGAAATTATGTCATTAGATCCAAGAACAAAAGACGCTATTAGGCTTACGCCAATCGTTTTAAAGACACTAGAAGACAAGATTGATGAGCAGTCAATTGACTTAGCTGAAATAGTGGTAACATTAAGAAAGATAGCAAAGGCTTTGAAAGTCAAAGTAGACTTGAAAGGTTTAGAGAAGTTAAAAAATAAAAAGGAGGAAAAATGAGACTGTGTCGTTGTGGGGGGCAGATTAAAAGTAGAAGAAAAGAAACAAAAATCTGTGGCAACTGTCGAAACACAGAAAACTCTAAGAGGTGTGGTAAGAACCATCCAAGGTGGAATGGTGGCTTACCACATTGTACTGATTGTGGTAAAAAACTTAGTTCTTATCAGTCAGTAAGGTGTAAGCCTTGCATGGGTAATAATAATTTGGGGGAGAACAACCCAAATTGGAAAAATGGTGATGAAAAGAAGAGGTTAAGAAAGTCACCACAATATGTTTCTTGGAGAACATCAGTATTTGAGAGAGATGATTATACTTGTAGAGGATGTGGAATAAGGGGTGTTTATTTGGAGGCACATCACATAAAAGGGTTTGCAAAATATCCAGATTTACGCTTTACTATAAATAATGGAATTACTTATTGCAGGAAGTGTCATATTAAAAATGATAAGTATATAGGTAGACCAAGAAAGGAGATTTTATGAGTAGAGCAGACCTGTCCATAATTGTCACAAATTATAATAAGCCTCCAGAGCAAATCATTGAGTGTATGGACTCAATAAAAGCTCAGACTATTACGCCAACAGAGGTTATCTTAGTTGACGATTGCTCAAAAGACCCTAGAGCTCATGCTCTCGCTACTTCCATCATGCTTCCTAAGAATGTAGGAGTAGCCAAAGCTAGAGATATAGGGGTTAAGATGTCCACAGGAACGCTTCTCCTTTTTTTGGATGCTGACGACAAGTTGGCTCCAGACTTCATTGAACAATGTGGTCGTGTTATTTGGGAGGCTGATATTGCCTATCCTAATGTTTTGAAGTTTGGTGCAATACCAAACACAAAGTTAGTTGATTCTCCTGAAAGCATTACTCCAGAGTATATTATTGGAAAAAGTTGTGGCTTGGTTGTTACCTCTTTAATGCACCGAGATATTTATGAAAAGCTTGGTGGATTTAGAGAACTGCCTGTCTACGAAGATTGGGATTTTTGGATTAGGGCTGTCGCTGAGGGATACGAGTTTGCAAGAGCAAACACTCTCCTTCATTACAGACAGAACATGAGATCCAGAAACCATCTCTCTTTAGATGACAAAACTGCTGTACACACTCAGATAACTGCCCCCTATGAAATAGTTGGTGGTCGTCTGGTGAAGAAAGGGCTAGATGTCAAAAAGAAGGATTAAGTTGTATAGAGGTCTAGGGGACTTCGTTCCAATTGCAGTTAACTTTTCTCAACTAGAGAATGAAATGGATGAAGGTGGCGTTAAAGAATATGACCCAGGAGATGGTGGTTTAGAAGTTAGAAGACTTGAAAATGGTCTTCACTATGAAGAACTTGTAGTTCAAATACTTTGTAACTTAGAAGAGAGAGAAAAGATTATTTTCCTCTTTCAGCTATTAAGAGATAGTGGTTTCCAAATAGACCACGGGTCTTGTGCTAAGGCAGTAAATTTGAGCAGAAGACAGTATATGAGGGTCTTAGAGGATGTCAGGTTTAAGTTGAAGTTGTTCATTATTGGTTACGAAAAGAGAGTAGGGAGTCACAAAGAGAGCATTTAATACCTAATATATATCTATATGGCATCGGGTAAAAAAGAATCAAACAAACCAGACATTATTCGCAGGAGATACCAACAGTGTAAAGAGCTGAACCAAGACGCTTTTGACAGGGTTGAGGTAAACAAGAATTTATACAAGGGTGTTTTAAATGTAGATGATGATTATGAGTGGGACTATTCCTTAGTTGACCCACAAGTCTTTCCCTTAGTTCGTAACTATCTTTCTAGGTCTAATCCTACAATGGAGAGTATTCGTCTTGAAGTTAGACGAAGTGAAGATGTAGAAGCAAGACAGGTTAATCAACATATTGTTAACTGGGAACTTGGAGAATTGGCAATGACGACTCTCTTTTACAGGATGTTCTACTCTGCGTATTTAGCCGGTAAGGGATATTGTAAGACTGGGTGGAAATTTGAAAAGGCTTTGGAAGTTCAAGTAAAAGACGAAGAAGGTAAAAAGACAAGGAAAAAGATTCTTAAAGCTATTACAGACAGAGCTGATGCTGTGTTTGTTCGCTACAACAACATTCTAGTTCCAAACAGAAATATTCCTTCTATCTATGAACAGCCTTATATTATTGAGTTGATTGATAAAAAGGTCGGAGAGATGCTTGACGAGAACGAAACACTTGAAGATAAAGATGAAAAACCAGCCTGGAATAAGAAATTCTTAGATATTCTAAAGAAGTCTGGTGTTACCTCAAAACTACTTGAGTATGAGCATGACAAAGCTACGGATGCTGATGCTGATGATGAGTGGGCTTTTAGGGCAGCCAATGTTCCTTTAATGTGTTTGCATACTGATGACGGTGAACTTTACTACTTACCAATTGAAGAAGTTACTTCTGGTGTTGGTTCAAGAAGTCTAAAAGACATGATGGTCAATAACGACACTGAATCTCCTTACTGGCATGGACACTATCCTTTTATTGAGTTTGCTCCATTCCCAGAAGATGATGAGTACCACTGTGTAGCTCTTGTAGATGTTGTTGGAGATTTACAGATTGCCGCCACTGAAGTTCTTAACCAGACAATGACCAATATCAGACAAGTAAACACAGATATGTGGGTTGTCGGGTCAGCAGGAGCTCAGACTCCAGACTGGCAGTTCAGAAAAAGACCAGACGGAATTATCCGTGTTATGGGCGATCCAAACCAAGTTAACCAAATTAAGACTACTGACAATACCAGA